ACCAGAATTTCAGATTCCACAACATGCCGAGGGGCAAAACGACAAGAGTGTGCCCTGGCACATGCAAGTTGAGTTTCGTGACAGCACTGGTAAGCGTTGGTATATGGATCAAGCTGAACGGTTCAATGCCTTCAACTTCAACAAGTTCAAAGGATGGATGTGCAACAGTGGATATCAAGGGATAATTATTCGTGAGCCAGATGGATCTATCAAACGTAGCTATAGCTGCCACGACGTCCCGCTCGGCAACATAGAGACGGGCTTTAAGCTTTTTGACGGGCCGCGCCCTTGTATTACAGAGGCGTGTGTCAGCAGCGCAGACAGCAAGATACCAAAATGGAAAACAATTTAAATTATATAGCAATCATTACCAATCCTAGGTCTGGAACCCGCAGCGCAGCTGATATATATGCTGAAAGATATGGTAAACAAACGATAGGAATTAATAATTCAACATACGCACCATCTACATGTGCTGAATTGTCGGAAGTCAAATCGGGAGATTTTATAGTCTGCGGGCATTGGTATTCATTGCATCAAATTGATCCACGTATTGTGTCTTTTATCGATGAACATTATCACGTGATAACTATAGAGAGACCAGGGTTACATCGGTTAGTAAGTGCGTTGCTTGTCATGCAAACCGGAATGCTAGATCCGAATTATGACGAGATTGAGATCTCTGAAAATTTGGTAGATGATTATATAGATACAATGAAACATGTGAATCAGAATAAAAAATTGATTCACACTGATATTACGCTTGAGTTCGATGATATTTTCGGTGCTGGTGAATCAGAAAAACATTTCAATTTGCGCACAAAACAAATTGTAAATAGCAAACAATTAATAGAAAGATATTTAAGGTCAGTTTGATGACGTATTACGAACTTGAGCCAGAGCAGAATACATTCAAAATTATTTCAGTTCAAACAACATATCGTTGCCAAATGACCTGTGCAAATTGCTATTTGGGTGATATTCTCAATAATGAAAACTATCCAGATGTTGACGAAGGCCGCCTTAAAGATTTTATGTCTCGTCTTCCGTTTAGAGTCAATTTGAGATTTATTGGTGCTGAGCCTACAATGAATGAATCATTGCCTGATCTTATCGGCGTTGTTCGCCAGGCTGGCCATCGTCCTGATATGCTTACTAACGGTCTCAAATTGAGACGGCTTCCTTACGTCAAGCAATTGAAGGAGTCAGGACTGCATAGTCTTGGGCTCAGTATGAACGGAGGTCTTGATGATGCAGCATACCTTGAATTTGATAATGGTCAGTATGCTAGACAAAAAACCATAGCACTAGATAACTGTATGAATGTTGGCTTAATCCCCCACGTAAATATTATTATCGATCCTACCAATATACATGTAATCCCAGATTTGATTCAATACATCGATGACCTTGGTCAAATTTACAACAGGCGTTTTGGTGCCAGATTCCCAGTGGCAATACGTTTCAAGTCGATTGGAAAGCTAGGCACATTCCGTGACACCTACACATATTCGCTAGATGAAATGATTGATTTGATGTCAAATATTCATGGATACGATGTAAAACCAACCGTTTCATATAAGATTGATGGATTTATTGAGCGCAATACCTGCGTTTATCCTTTAGAGGTTCGAAGTGGCACATTGTATGTTAAGCTAACAGATTGGTCCGTCGAGAATAACGAAAAAATACCCGACCCAGGCAGTCAACGACGTGGAATTTTAACGGAGAATTACAAGGTAGCGCCATTCTTTGAATATTATGAGAGAGAACATGAAAAGCTTGCTAACAGTCAAAACTGATTTTATACTAACACCTGAAATTAAAGAGGCTTTCGAGCATCTACATAATGATGCAATAACCGTTCGCAAACTGGATGATCACGCCATATGGTGGCCACCAGAGAATGAAATCTTAGCTTACAGTGTTGCCATTGACGCAAATGGAACGCCGGCCACAATGAGCATACTACAGCAACGGCATTTTTATAATGGGATGGTTAGGTTACTGTCGAGATACTATTCATCACAAGGCACTGGTAAAGGGTTACGTCCAAAATGGATAGAAGATATCAAAAATGGTATAAGATTGTCGACAATTGAGATGATTCATCAACAAGTCCAAGCAGCAAGCGAGTTAGGCTTCAATGACGTATTCATTAGCAGAGCCCGTGCTGCCACTGTGATGGATAGTTTACTACTTCTTCTTGGTGACGATTGGCAAGGAGATGACAATCTATATCAGCTATGCAATGGACCTGTTGATTGCCAGCAGAGAGTAATCTGGTCAGGCAACAACACACTTACGAGGGCTAAAGTATGACATACACGTTCGTTAAAAGAATCGATGCTACCGATGTGACAAAAGAACTTATCACTGAATTTCGTAACAAGCGCATTGGCGTGTTAGTGATTGAAAATTCTGATCGTGCCACTGTTAAACATTTCGGGGATCTTGTTGATCAAGATCCCCGTGGACTGACTGAAGCATTAATTGCCAACAGACCAAATGAATTGGGAGAAATTTTCTCATCACATCCGGACATGCTTTGGCATCATGATGGTGGATATGAGCCAGTTGTCTATCCATATGTTGGCTTGTATTGTGAGTCAGCGCCAACAGGATCTAGTCCAACATATTTCCTTGATATGGTTGCAGCTTATGCAAATAGCTCAGAAGAACTTAAAGAAGATGCTGCTAAGCAAAACTGTTTAAATAAGGCCGCAAAATATTTTGAACATGCTGAGCATCCGTATGAATTTACTGATCAAAAGAAGAAGCGGGCGTTCATGATGGTTAAGAAGGCAATGCACTCTCTTGTACAAAATGATGGCGATCAATATTTTTTCTATAGCCCAGCATATACGATAACAGAACTAGAACCGCGTCTTGAAAAGGAATGTTTGCGTAAAGAATATGTATACAAACACGAGTGGACGCCTGGCGACTTAATCCTCATGAATAATCTTAAAGTCCTTCATCGCAGAGATGAAACGGACCCGACTATTAATCGGGTCCATTATCGTTATGCTTTTGGTTAATTGTTACATCGTGACGTCGTAAGTGACAATCTTACTGTCCAACTATGGTTCTTGCTATTTCGCTCTGCGCAATGCGTAGGCTTTCGACCAATTCAAAGTTCTCTTCTTCCCAAGATTTGAAGTCTCGGTAAGCTTGAAGCATTATCTCTGCTCGACCCTCAGTGTCAGTGTTGCCCCACTCCTCGGCCTCAACTGTCATAAAGCTTGCTTTAAGCCACACGTAGTTCTGTGAGCAAGAAAATTTTTCTGCGTTTGACATTTGATATCCATACTCAATGAGCGCATTGCATAGATAATGAGTTTCAAGACCGGGTGGTATTTCTTGCGCCGCCGCTGATGTAGCAAATAGTATTAGCGCCACAATCAAGTTTTTCATATTGCCATCTCCGCACGAATTGTTGGGTGTGGATCATAGCCTACTAGCTTGAATTCGTCCACAGTTTTACTTAGTAGTTCGTCAAGTGTTTCGAAATCGGGCATAACCAATTCAGGCAATGCACGTTCGTGTCGTGCAAGTTGCTCTTTGACTTGGTCAATGTGATTAAGGTAAATGTGAGCATCACCTATAGTGTGTATAAACTCACCCACTTTGAGGCCAGTCATTTGCGCCATCATGTGTGTGAGCAGACTATAACTGGCAATATTAAACGGAACGCCTAGGAACATGTCTGCACTTCGCTGATAAAGCTGACAGCTGAGTTCGTTACGATTGCTAACATAGAACTGGCACATAACGTGGCAGGGCGGCAGCGCCATGTCAGGTACATCGCCAACATTCCATGCATTTAGGATATGGCGTCGGCTCATTGGATCATGGCGAAGCTGTTTGACGAGGCTATGGATCTGGTCAGTATGCTCCCCAGCCCGCCACACATCACATCCCCAGTCACGCCATTGTTTGCCGTAGATTGGGCCCATCTGTCTGTGATCGTCTTCAACCTTGTAATCGAGCGCGACAGCTTGTGTCAGCGCATTGGCAGTCCAGATAGTTGTCCTCTCGGGATCGCGGGTGCCGTGGTGTATTTCAGCTAGACGACGCTCATCAGTGCTGCCTTCCAAGAACCAAAGAAGCTCGCTGACGACTGAACGCCAAGCGAGCTTCTTGGTAGTAACAGCTGGAAATCCCTGTCGGAGATCATAGCGAGCCTGCATCCCAAAAACACTTTTTGTGCCTACGCCTGTTCTGTCTGTGCGGACCTCTCCTTGGTCTAAAATCTGTTGTAGTTGGTCGTGATATTGTTTCATTTTTTTGCTTTTATTTCCAGTTTTTTATGAAATGCCAGAACAACATACGCCCATCCTAGAAATGTCAAGGCAGCAGGTATAATAATGAACCATGTATAGCCATTGAATACTGATATTATAACTATCCCTAAGAATATTCCTATAAAGAGGGTAAGTAAAGACCAAAGTGTTAATGTGTTAGTCATGGGATCCTTACGAATTTTCCGTATGTCTCCACGTCGGCAACAGAGTTGTTGAGAACAAGTCCTTCGCCTTCAACGTAGATGAGGGGTTGATCGTCGTCACCCGTGCCACGATACATAACGAGGACTTTGTCCTCAGGAGCCATCTCGTGGGGGATGAACTCCACTTCGTCTTCACCAAAGTAGGGTTTTTCCTGTTCGACCATCACGATGTCGTCTGGGTCGTTTTCGTAGTTGGGACCAGGCTGCGCGACCTCAGTCACTTTGATAGCAACCTTGGCTTCCTCGATACGGTCAAGAACTCTGGGATGAAAGATCACAGTGTTGCCCATGCCACGCTTGCTGAAATTGGCAATCTTAGCACGAGCGTTACTAATACGATGTGCTAGTTGTGCCTCGGGTTTGATATGATTGAGCGGAGGGGTGCTCATGCCCCAGAATATGTTGCCTTCTTCAAGAACATATGCTTCGGCGGCGGCAAGATTGCTACCAGCAAAATTTGGGTCGAGATCTTCGCGTGTGAGCTCGCCGTATTCAAACTTGACCCTTGCCTTGCCTTTGATCGTGCCGTCCTTTTGCTGTTCGGCCTCTTCTAGGATTTTTCGCTTTTTCTTGACTACCTGGATTTTGCCGTCAACGTCAAAAGATTGTTGTGAAAGAAAGGTCATGCAGTTTCCTCGCAAAGTAAGTTTCGAACCGTGTCATATTGTCGATCTCAACCGAGTCGATTTTGACAAATTTTTCCTCTAGTGCCTTCAAATTAACGAAGGCGTCACATCCATAGTCACCGGTGATGCGAGTTAAGTGGAAGATCTGGATATGATCCATTAGCTGATTGACGAGCACTCCGCCACCTATTACAAATACTGTATTACTTTCTGCAAGATTTGTCAAGTTTTTTACGACCTCGTCGTTTATGACATCTGCTCCTTTTGCAATATAGTCAGGGTCACTTGTGACTACTATGTTATGTCGATCAGGAAGGGGCTTGGGCATACCTTTGCTTTCCCAAGTCCCCCTTCCCATAACGACTGTGGTGCCTCTGGTAAGCTCTTTAAAGTGTGCAAGGTCTCGTTTGTTGTGTGGCCATGGTAATTGTCCACCACGACCAATTCCACCCTGAAAATCACAAGCTAGGATAGCTTTAATCATGATTTTTTAGTAATCTCGCGACGTCTGCTTCGACATCTTTTTCGACTCGATCATAATTGATTCTGATTTGTAGATCGGACATTTGCTCATAAAATCCAAGATTTTTAATTAAAGTTTCAAGATCTTTGTCATCAGACTTGTTTTGAAAGTCTTTTTCATCAAGAACAACTTTTCTACCATCGGTTAGATAACAAGTGATGTCACGAATGAATTTGAGCGGAATAACGTCGATATCAATTTCAGTAAAAATTTGATGGAAATTACGATCACGCTGATATATTGCCATTTGGCTTTTGCCCTGTTATTTGGCAGGCGTCTTCTTTTTCGATGCTGTCTCTGACTTGGGTTTAAGGGTTGGGTCAAGCTCGTATGCTTGTTCGCGCAGTTCTTTGGCTTGTGCTTCAAACATCTCGGCTTGGTTCAATCTTCCTTTCGCCAGCGCAGCATCGTCAAGGAGTTCTCCTGACTGCGACTCTGCAGTGGGTTCAGGTGTTGCAGTTTCGTTTTCGTCTAAGACTTGCAATGCCTCTGTTGCTTTTCGCGGCGGCATATCTGTGTCGTCTTGAAGAACACGAGCAATTTCTTCTTGTGAAGCACCTGTATTCTGCATCTTCACAATCTTATTTATCGTATCTAGACGAATTTGCGTGGTTGAGTCTGGTGTGAGTTCAACATTGCTAGTCGCTTCTTTGCGCAGCCGGTTTGTTGATACAAGCCAATTAAGTGCTGGGACGCTATTGCTAAGTCGCGTCCTTGCTAGAATGTTGTATAGATCACCAGTCGCTTGAGCTGGTTCACTTTCAATAATGCGAATAAGGTCTTGATGCTCGGCATCAGGTAGATTATCAGTTTCAAAAACCAAGCAATGATCGCCGTCGACCACGTTTCCAAGCTCATCGTAGATTTCTCGAAACGCAATAATGCAACGCCTTCCTGTGTTCTTAATTCGTCCGACGTGTTTAAGTTGTGTCATTAGCTGTTTCCTTGTTTTGTTTTGCTGCGGCTTGTAGTTTGGCCTGAAATTGTAGAAAAGCATCAAGCTTTTCGTAAACGTCTAGCACTTGACGTAGCTCGGTTACTTCCCAGGTGCCGCGCTCGATTGACGCTTTAAGTAGATTAAGCAGGATAGCAAGATCGCTGAGATCAAGATTAGGTGATTGCTCTAAGGTTTGTTTGGTCTCTGCAAGCTGTTCAGCGTTTTCTTGTCCTTTGGACATTATAACTATCTCCTATGAAAAGAAATTTATGTCACGTTTATTTATCTAATTAACCATGCAGTTAATTCTGGTTAAGTTTGAATAGTGTAAGACACTGCTCAGTAAATTCCATATCGCTTCTGAGCTCGAATAGAATCTCGATGGTATCAGAACCGCGATGCTCTTCCTGGATTTCCCTAGCATAGACCATGCCTTTGGTCTTATTGAGCCCTAGATCTTCCATCTTAGCGTGAGTGTCTCCAGGGTCGTAAATGATTACTAGACGATGTCGTTGCAGTTTTTCCATCAGTGGGGTGCCAGCAAGGTAGTCCATATCGACTTTGCTGAGAGATCTATGAGGGCGCCATTTCAAGTAACTGTTTCCTTTGTCCTTTTATCGCGCCTGGCCTTTACTCTCGTAATAAACCGACTGTCCGAACGGCGCCTCAGGCCGGCCATAAACGGTGTGAATCAGAAAAACTGTGTCGCAATAGTCTGGATTGCCCCAACTGCCGTAAGGCATGCCATCCGTAAATACAATGAACTGGTCAGGCATAATTTCGTTCTCTTCCATGTAGGCCCAGTTAACCATGAAGTCAGTGCCACCGCCCCCGGTAATTTGGTATTCACAGATGTCACGTCCATCGTCGCTTGTGAACTCATCATAGCCATAGACACGAGTATCGAACTGCCAAATACGCAGGCGATACTGGTCGTATTGGTCCATGATGCCGGCAATTTCACTCACAAACTCGGTGAGCATTTGCTGACTAATCGAACCAGAAGTGTCAATGCAGAGTGCAATGTCAATCATCACATCGCGATCCATTCCTGGCAAGATGGCGGTCGTGTGCCAACCCTTCCGGTTAGGCCGAAGGAAGGTGAAGTTGCTCTTGAGCGAGCTTTCAATCTGGGCGCGGATAATTTCTCTCCAGTCCATCTGAGGCTCGAGCAGATCCTTGATCATACGCTTCATATCACCCGGCACGCCGCCAGCACCAACAGCCGCAGCCGCCTGAATAAGAGCATCCTTCATTTCGTTTTGAAGTTGCTTCTGCTCTTCTTCGCTAAGAGGGTCGGGCATGCCTGCGCCACGGCCCTGCACCTCAACACCTTCCCCGTCGCCATCATCGCCACCAGCAGAGCCATTGGGGTCGATGTGGACGTCAATCAGCTCGCCTTCATCTTCAGGCTTGCCGCCATTCTCTTGCTGTTCCATGAGGTCATCGTAAACCTCCTCTGTGGTCCAGCCGTCATATTTGTGATTGAGATATGGCTTGACGTAGGTGATTACACGAGCGTAATCACCGTTTTTGACAATTTCGTTTTCGAGGGTGTTGTTGATGATGTAGTCACCAGCGATATTCCAAAGTTTGGGATCGCGGCCACTACGTCGTATAAAGTGTTCGTAGATGCAGTGACCAAGTTCGTGTGCAACGAGAAACACGTTCTCCTTGTCATCAAGTTCGGTGATGAACGCAGGGTTGTAATAGAATTTGCGCCCGTCAGTGGCAGCGGTCGGGCACCAGCTGCGGTTCGCCTCAACAAGCTCAAGGCGTAAGGCGAGCTGGCCGAAAAACGGGTGTTTGAAAAGCAGCCGCATACGTGCCTTGATGAGGCACGTCTTGGCCTCGCCAGCGAGATCGTTGGTAATCTCTTTGGTCATGTATGCCTTGCCGGCATGCTTTTTGATGTCTTCGTTAGCTTTCTGCGTCATGTCCATGCCTTTATTAAGTTCAGTTTTAATATATAGCAGCATCAGTCAAAAGTCAAATTATTCTTGATAATTGATTTTAAATAAAACCAGATCCTCATCCTTGTAGAATATTACGTAAAATTTATTTACAACACCTGTGCGGGTATAGAATTGGTAGAACAACGGGTCAATATCAAAATCGTTGATTATTCTGATCGTATGAACGAAGCTGTTGATTTCAATGTGCGGCCGCTCGTGACGCCATGATGTTTTCCATCGATGGATGGCCGCGCGAGAGGCTTTCGGAGTTCCGAATATTTCAACAAGTGCCTCTTTGCTTGGTTGTTTAGTCATATCCACACAATAATTTGAACATCACAAGATGTTCACCTTTGTAGAAAGAAACAAGAGGTTGCAGGGTGATAACTTCGTAACCAAGATCATCAAATACACCGTCGGTATGTTTCTGAGTTTTATGTCGCTCTCTGAATTCCCAAAAGTAAGGATGGATGCCTGCTTTGTTGCAGACGTCATTTATGCGTTTTTTAAGGCTGTAATTCGAAAGTGTCGTATCGATTTTATTATTTATTACAAACTGATACGGAGTAGTTTCCATCCATTTGTTCTTCCACCGAGCAACCTGCCGCACCTCAGGTAACTGTGTTCCAAAGATTTCATCAAACTCTTTGCCACAGCCAGGGAACATACGTTCCCATATAACCAGTCTAATATTTTTTGTTGTCGGTGGTTGGTTAGACAAAAATCTATCCGTTTGATGCGTCTATAGAATAGGCCGGGCAATTTGCCCGGCCTATTCTGTAAGGGCCTAGTCCTTTACGCAGACACAACCAAGTCGCCGTAACGCTTGTAGAAAACCTGCCAATTGGAAAGTTCCTTAAAGGCAATCTTGATGCCATACTTCGCAAGCATACGGAACGACATAACGATCATTTCAGGCTCAAAGTGCTCCATCCAGAAGCCGATTGCATTGTTGATATACTGGTTCATTTCGTCTTGTTCAATGGAACGCCCGATTTCTTCGTTGAATGCCTTGAGCTCGTAGGCCAGGCTGGTAGCAAGCGAAAACATGGCACTGATCTCTTTGGTCTTGAGCTCAGTGACTTTTCCCTTGAGGATCAACGTAGGATCTGGCAAGAGCGCAGCAGTCTTGCGGTGGGCAGCAAAGCTGAGCGCAGTGCCTTGGCCGATAGTGCCGATAATCATATCGGTCAGCTCACCCTCAGTGAATCCATCCGAGTCCTGCAGGATCTCGGACACAAAGGTCCAGGAACGCGGGGTCGGGAAGGAATGATCAGGGCTCTTGGGATCGAACTTGAAGAGATCGTTTTTCTTGGCAGTGAGGTATCCAACAACGTCAGCAATCACGCCGTTCGAAATCGCCCACTCTTGCCAATCTTCGAAGTGCACCTTAACTTCAAAGTGAATGAAGCGGTTGGCAAGCGGCTTGGGCATACGGTAGGTAACGCCCTTGTCGGTCTCGCGGTTACCAGCAGCAACCACAGCCACGTTGTCAGGAAGTTCATACTCACCGACACGGCGGTTGAGGATCAGCTGGTATGCAGCGGCTTGCACAGCCGGCGCTGCGCCGTTGAGTTCGTCAAGAAACAGAATGACCAGGTCATAGTCTTCAGCGTCGCTGGCTTTGGGAAGAAGCGACGGGGGCGCCCAGGCCATCGTAGTGGATTCGGAATTGAAGAAGGGGATACCCATGATGTCAGTGGGTTCACACATGCTGAGGCGCATGTCGTAAAGCTTGGCAGTCTTGCCGGCAGCTTGTGCATCGGTCACAATGGACTCAACAACCTCGGATTTGCCGACGCCCGGCGGCCCCCAAAGCATGACAGGACGCTTGCGCTTGACGCTGGCGTGAGCAATATACTTTTTTGCCTCGCTGAGGCGGATTTGATGTGTGTCAACAGTGGCCATTTCTAACTCCTAGTCTGTGGCGTCGTGCTATGTTTCCACTCTAAGTGAAAGCACGGGTAATGTCAACCGCTTTATTGCAGTTGGGCGAGTTTTTTCTCGTCAGTCATCTTATAGGACAATTTGCCCATTTTTGCAAGACGAAGAATGATGTAATCTGGGTTTCTAGGATACCAGTCAGACATAAGAAACCCAAATGCGGCGGCGTCGATTTCTATTCGGCCTTGCTTTGCAAAGCGCAAAATATCCCATCCGTCCTTACCGTGGAGACGATAGTTGCAGAGTGCCTTCATCACACGGATCTTCCAAGGGTCTTCTTTTGGTTCCGGCGGGACCATGCTACAAGCAATGGCCTGCATCTGGCGAGTCAGTCTTTTCTTTTCTTGATTGGCCTTGTCTTTTGCGATTGCTTGTGCCTGAGCTGCTTCGCGGCGTTCGATATAAGTAGGAAATCTTTTCATTACAAACCTCGGTCAAACTTTCTTGAGTGCGTACCAGTGGGCCATTGGTGATGTAACTCAGAAGTCTTCGAACAACTCAAAATCACGGATACGACATTCTTCCCTAGCGGAGTCAAGATCAGTCGCAGAAAGGGCAATTTTGTCATCAGGCGAGACAGTGCACCATCCGGTGTGATGGGCACACATGTGACTTTTGCAGTAAACGATAGTGTCTGCGCCAAAAACTTCTGTATCTGCCTTTGTCATGTCCATCTCCGTTGTTACAATACTAATATATGCAAGATGCCTTGGTTTGTCAATAAGAAGGTCGCCAAAAAGGCGACCTTCTTATTGTTATATCCCAGCGGGTTAACAAAGTTCTTGATAAATTTCCACTAGATCACGATCGTTCATCGGTGTTGCATGGGCTCCGGCAAAACCTTTATACCAGTCCTGTGCTTTGCGAAGAGTTTCAGGATCAATACGCTTTTGTGATGGAATCAGCCCCTTTGCAAAGGTTTCGAAGGTGGTTTCTGCGCTCATCTTGCTTCTCCTACTGCGATGCTGCTATTGGCATGCTGCTATTTAGTAGCAATATAAGCAGATCATTGGGATCAGTCAATGAAAATTATTCAGCCAAAGCGTTACGCTGCCAAGCATTTTACACATCACAATATGCTCATGGTGGAATAAAGTAATTTTGTTGCGATTGATGTAAAACGGCGCAGTTAGATTTTGACTGAGAGTCAGTATTTCGCCGGTGTAGAAATTTCTATCATGGGTAAACTCTTCGCAATCGAAATAATTTTTGAGCAAGTGGTAACCTGCACTGCGAAGACGCAAACTGTCTTGATTATAAAAATAGTCAGTTATCTTGTAGTTATGCAAACCAAAAGTATTTTTGATGAGGTCGTTTTGTGTAGACGACAGCTCATCATTTAACCATGTCGTGATCTCTGCGGTCAATTTTTTCTTTTGTTCCTGTGCTGTTGTCAACTCTTATTGCCGTGAATTTTCGATGTTGAACTTCATGCTCAATCTTTCTTATAAGGTATACCACCTTTTTTGTATGTGACTTCGTAACTGGAATCTTTGGTAAATTTAACCACCGTAAACTGGTCTGTTTTAAATTGTTCATTCAAACGTTGAGCCAAGTTGACACAATGCGCTTCATTGCTAAAACTGGTCTTTTTATATTTGGCACCAGTAGTATCTAATAGGCTATTAAAGCTTTTGAGATTTACGGGAGAGTTTTCATAGAACACTGCATAAATTGCATCAGCTGCAAGAACCTGCTCGCTGCGGAAGTTTTGATCTGTGTGCTCCAGCAAAACCGTAGGCTTGGGGCGCGCCATTTATAGTCTCCTTTAACTCTAGCTTTAAATATTTAGCTAAAATGAAGACTTATTCATAGTTGCGCTGTTTTCTTTTGACTACGATTTGTGCGTCCGTGATGGTTTTGAAGGGGCCTACAAATTCATATTTTCGTAAGGTAGATAGTTTAGGGCAAAATGAATCCATCCAGCCGCCGTTGTCAAAATTGATACCATAATATCCTGCGGCAAAATAAATTTTGCTTTTGGGCGTCTTGGTGAAGCAGGGAAGGTTGTCACGCTCCTGCGTCTTGAATGTTTCGATCTTGGGCACTGGATAGCCAAATACATGTTTCTGATGCCAACTACTGAGTTCAGCTTTCTTCTCAAATTCGAACAGTTTTTCGATTTCAGCAATTTGATAGGTACGGCTCACTCGTCCATCACTGAAATAGTGAAAGTAAACCCCTTCATCGCGACTGATTTTCATCGTCCCAGTTTTTGATCCCTTATCATCGTAGGTGATCCACAGCTTGTCTGGGATGACTTCAACTGCCTTCAGCTTTTTTGGCATATCAAATTGTCCTATGCCTCTCAAAGATTATTTTTGGTCCGCTCTTTGGGTGTATGATGCAGACAAATATCTTGCGTGATCATCGGCTTGCTGGCCGACGCGGACAAGATTGTTCTGTCCGCAAAATCGCATAAAATGTATTCCAACCTGTCTCTTGTGTTCGGCTTGAACAGCCTCAACAATAGTGGCGTCTAGCACAGCCTTGATCTCGTCAGGCTGTGCGGTGAGATCAATGAGTTGAACATTGCGTAGATAGTCGTCACGCACAAGGTGTTCTTTACCCTCGTGATCGACCCAACGCTGCAACATAAAGTTGTTCCAATCAAACCCCATGCCATTGCGGTCAGCAAATGCTTCTTGCATACCAACCTTGTTTTTGGTGCCTTTTTTGCGGACACCAGGATATGCTGAGAAGATGTTGTCACTAGTGTCGCCACGAATACATTTCTCAAATAGCAACCACTCAGGATCACCAATATGCTTCTGATCACCAGTCGCCTTGTCAACGACTGGCTTGCCTTTGACGTTGAAAATGCCGTCCAACGTGATGTGCTCGCTGGTAATGCCGTTGTATTGTGATACGTTGCTACTGATCAGCTGATAGAAGTCACTGTCGCTGCTAACAATAACATGATCGTCGTCAGGATGTGTCTGGATCCAACGCGCAATAAAGTCGTCGGCTTCACAGCCTTGTGCTTGCAGAACAGTAACATTGGTCTTTTCATGCAAGAACTCTTTGAATTGGTCGAACGCTTCAAAGAAAGCTTGATCTTCTTCAATTTGTGCTGGAGTCAAGTCTTTGCGAGCTTCACGTCGTTGAGCCTTATAAGGCGCATAAAAGTCTTTTCGCCAGCTACGACCTTCGAAGGCAAAAACCACGTGAGTGCCGCCGAAATCGCGCCATGCTTTGTTCACCGAGGAAAAAATGATATGCATGGCCATGCCAATCTTGGTTTCAATGTCGTCACCGCGCACTACGTGGCGGGCGCGGAAAAACATGTTGGCGGCGTCTACAAGAATATATGTCATGAATTTATTATAATTTACCTATGTTTCGATGTCAACTGAATCAACTATCTTTTTCATTAATAACAGCTCTTGACAAGAGTCGATCCCTTTCTTTGATGTGAAAAATCCTGCATACATTTGTATGCAGGATTTTGAGATGTTGTCAATGCTTTATTGCATTGTTTCCAAGTTACGAACTCGTTCCTGTGTTTCAGCAAGTGCTGGGTCAGGTGTTAGGCCGTAATTACTGAGCGGCCCGCCCGCCCCTGCGACTGGATCGCTGACAAAGAATTCAGCATACTCTTTTAGTCCTGGGATCACGCCAACATGTGCTGCCTTGATGTAGAAGAAAAGTGGGCGACTAACAGGATACTCGCCAGTGGCGATCGTGTCTTGGCTAGGAGTAATGCCTGCCATGGTAGCAACCTGAAGCTTGTCAGTATTATTTTCGTAGAAGCTAAGACCAAATACACCCATGCTGCCTGGGTTGCTGTCAATACGAGACAGTGTCTCGGTGTAGTCGCCGTCGATATCAACCGAACGACCGTCTGTGCGCAGGTCCATACAAGCGTCTTCGGCTGCATCGTCCGCGGGCGCGCCGTGAACCATTTCACAACCAACAAGCATGACCTTTTCTTCAAACACTTCACGTGTTCCGTGCTTTGTTCCAGGCACAAACACCAAGATTTCTTGTTCAGGAAACGCTGGATTGACATCTTTCCATGTGGTTGCAGTTGAACCGTTGACCAGCGCGAGATAGACGTCTTTTTGCGTTAGTTCAAAGTCAAATGTGTCTGCCTCTGTAGCAAACACAATACCGTCATAACCGATGCGCACTTCGACGATATCAGTTACACCGTTCTCTGCACATGCTGTGATTTCGTTATCGCGGATTGCGCGGCTTGCATTAGCGATATCAATTGTGTTGATCCCAACACCTTCACAGAAACGCTTGAGGCCAGCTGAGCTGCCTCCGCCTTCTACTACTGGTGTAGGGAAATCTGTATTTGCTCCAAATGCTTCTGCCACAATGCTGGCATAAGGTAAAACTGTTGATGAACCAGATATTTGAACGTTATCACGTGCAAATGCTGGCGCTGCGGCAAGAGCCAATGCTGCCGCAAAGGTAGTTAATGCTTTCATAATATGTTGTAACTTTCTATTTTTACCTAATATCTTTTAGGATTTTGTTTGATAATAGTAATACGCCAATGTAACAGACATATTACTTTTGTATAGCTTCCAACATATCATTTGCAATCAAGTAATCTCGGTCTCTGTAAACTTCCGCTTCCAGTAGATCAAGAGCCTCGAGGATGTCAAATGTGCTCACACGCGCTTCAAAGTCATCCACCCAGGCAGGGGTTTGCCAGTTTGAATATCTTTGAGTAAAATTGTGCTGGATACGCATTTCTCTCTTCCCCATTTATCGTCCCTGATGTATCACATTCTTGAGACGACGCTTGTCGGATTTGATTTTCGCCTTTGCTTCACGAATCTTTTGCTTGTCAGCGCCTTCTTCGCGTAATGAGTAGAGGCGGCGATAGTCTCTGCCCAATTCTTCACTGTAACGTTGGCAGTCGTTGAAATAACGATCTGGATTCTCCATTGGTTACTCCAGTTGGTTTTGGATCACTCCTCTGCAGAGATCGTTGAACCACATGTCAACCACTTCTTCCGAGGTGCGACCACTATAGCCAGCCTCGGTCAACTGATTGACGAATGCATCATTCCAATCGAGCTCGAAGAAACCCATGCTGGGATTTTTGGGATCGACGAATTGCACGTCTACTACCTTTACCCAAGGGTCATTGTCAATGTTTGCCAGTGTTTTTTCGCGCAGGGCCTCGTCTTGAATTTTACGGGCCTGCATACGTTTATACCATTTAAACATCATTTCTCCTAGTTCTACAAAACCATCTAGTATTATTAATTACCAGCCAATATTCTCCCAAGGAACGTCTTTATTGCCAAAATGACCGTAGACACAATTCTCACTGTATTCAGTGAAGTTGAACAGATCAAAACGATCAATAATACCTTTCGGCGAGAGATCAATATTATCTCTTATAAACTTTTCGATACTGCGATTGTGTCCGTTGCTGTCTACGTAGATACTTATCGGTTCCTTTACGCCAATGGCGTAAGACAGTTGGATCTGGCACCAATCTGCCATTTCGTCAGCGACGACGTTCTTGGCAAGCCAACGTGCTACATATGCTGCACTGCGGTCAACCTTTGTTGGGTCTTTTCCCGAGAACGCGCCCCCGCCGTGTGGCGCCCACCCGCCGTATGTGTCGACAATGATTTTTCGCCCAGTCACTCCAGCGTCGCCATCCGGCCCGCCGATTACAAAGTTGCCGGTTGGGTTGAGGTGCCATATAGTATCCCTGTCAATTAAGTCACCCATAACTTCCTTTGCTGCTCCCCGGATTGCTTGGCGGGTTGAGTGCACGAAACCTGATGTGTGCTGGTGGCTGCATACGATAGATGCGACCCTACAGGGAGTATCCCCTTCATACTCGACTGTGATCTGGCTTTTTGAATCTGGAAGTAGAAATTCGTATCCGTCCTGACGTAGTCCATCAAGCTTTTGTAGGAGGCCGTGTGCAAGGCTGATAGGCATGGGGAGAAAGTCAGCTGTTTCGTTGCTTGCGTAACCAAACATGATTCCTTGGTCACCTGCACCGAAATCATCCGTGCCCAGCGCGATGTCCCCTGACTGTGCATGTAGTTCATTGTATATCCTGAGTGCATCCCAGTCGAAACCGGAACCATCAGCATATCCGACATTCTTGACGGTTTCGCGCACCAGGTCTTCGACTTCTTGCTCGGTAAGATTGAAGTTTTTGACTTCCCCAGCGACTGTGACCATATTTGTCGTAACAAGTGTTTCGACTGCGACGCGGGTTGTTTCGTCACCTTTTTCCAAGGCTCGGTCAAGTATTGCATCGCTGATCTGATCAGCGACTTTATCTGGGTGGCCACGGCTTACACTCTCTGATGTAAATTGATATGTTCTAGACATTTTCTTCCTTAGTATGGATCCTAGATGCCAAGTAGTATGACATATCCCAATAAAGAGCAGTGGATCCTTGGTCAATTTTATAATGCACTTCAAGCCAGTCAATGAATTCGCCTAGCTTCTCCTGTGCATCATGCGGCAATGGATTGCCGCCCAGTTCATTTTTCTCTTTCATAATGGTAGGTACCAGTTTTGTGATCATCGTAACGACGGTATGAAATACCTGCGCAAACGTAAAAGAATTGTTTTATACGTTGACATCCGTTATAGATACGAAACAATATCCAAAACAACACGATAAGAACAGTATTCATTATGTTCCCCATGCGTTTCCGAAGAGATCGATATGAAGTCTTGGTGTAAAGCGCCATCCTTGCTCCATGGCTAGGTTGGCGACATCTTGAACACTGAGCTGATACTCTTCGCTACGGCCGCCCATTGGCATCAAGTAGACCGGGCAGTGCACGCCGCCGGCTCGGAATTCACTCACTGCCTGCTGCACTTCTTCAACGTCTTGACGAGTGGCAACCACAAACTTCAAATAGATGCTGCCGCTGAGTTCTCCATCGTTGCAACGAATAGCGTCTTCGTAGTTCAGCAATACATCCGGGTTGATAGCACGGCTCCATTCTTCGCCACTCACACTCAGTTTGGGCGAGCAGGAAAATGTGGCGTGTAATCCTCGTGTAGCAGCCGCCCATCCAAGGTACTCGTCTAGTCCTGGTTTTAGCATCTGTGTGGTATTGGTTTCAAACGTGATGTTCTTGAGATCTTGCATGCCTGGTTGTTCCAGCAAGTCTGGATACAATTCTTGCCAGGCTAGCAACGGTTCGCCCCCGGTAAAAATCAGGTGAATGTCTTGTCCATTGGGCTGTGTCCAACACTGGTTAGGAATCTTGCTCTGGAAAAGTGCCGGCAACTTGTCAATGGGTGTTGTGGCATTGAAATGCTTGAACTCTGGATAGATGCTGGCGTATGTGTCACAACCGGTGTGCACCAATGGCAGATCTTCAAAGCGTTCTGCAGTTTCATGTACTCTGGCTTTGATCAGTGCCTCTACCTCTGGATTGTAACGGCCTACTTCCATGTCACGCGGCAGGCCAAACTTTTTACACCGAAAGTTGCATCCGAATGTACGAAAGAAAAGACTAGGGACGCCAACAAAACGCCCCTCGCCTTGGAGCGAGTAAAAAAACTCTGTATAACGGATTTCTTTAACCATTAATGTAAAATTCCTTGTAATTTGGCTATGACATAGCCCTCATTGATAAACCGAACTTTTGCAACTAATCTTAGCGAATGGTTATTTGTATCATCAGAAATGATTAAATCTTCGTATTTAAATCCGAGCTTATCGACAAACCAACGATTTATCGCTCCGCATATTCCATCATAATCGATATTATTTTCTGCTATCAAGTCCTGGCTTTCTAATGTGATATATATGGTATCGTTATGTTTTTGGTCACGCCAGAAGGTACCTTTAAAAATTTCATTATCAGTCATCAGTATATCACATGCAGAGAAAAATTTCGACCGGTCCAGGATTATAGACTTTCTATAATACGTTCTGCTGCACGGCTAAATCGTTCAGCCTGACGCTTGCGGGCCATTTTCAGTTTAACACTTCCGACGCGGTCTGTAAAGAGAATACCTTGAAGATGATCATACTCATGCAAAAATACACGACAGTCCATGCCAAACAGTGTAGATTGAACTCGTTCACCATTCTCATCCTCCCAGCTTGCACGGATCATGTCTGGGCGTTTGACTTTGAGATACAGGCCCGGGTCACTCAAACAACCCTCACTCATAAGCACCTTGTCTTCACTGACCTCATGGATTTGTGGGTTGAACATTGCAACCATGTCCTTCTGCAACATTTGCACATGAACAGCGGCGTTGAGATTGATTTGGTTTGCAGCAAGCCCAACACCACGGTGTTGCTCCATCGTGGTTTTCATGTGGTTGCTTATCGCGCGGCGATATTCTACATCGCCCTGAGGGAATGCCGGAACTTGTGTTTCAAGTGCACCATGCGGAACGTAGACCAGCTGATGTAATGACATGTCAATTTTTTGGCTGTTGTTTTCTGCGTTCATAATTGTGTCCTGTAGTAATGGTATTTACTGTGGTGTCCAATGTTTAAGACAACGTGGTTCGTAAATACCAACACTGCCTACAGTGACCCTGTCGCCCTTTTTTTCTAGGCGTTGAGTCTTGGTTGCGTGTTTACCACAAACTGTGCAAATACTTTGTAATAGTGTAATTTCGTCGCTGACAGCCATGAGCATGGCTGTGGTTTCAAATGGCTGACCTCGACTATCTTGGTTGAGGCCGGCAGCTACTACGTTGACACCGTCCACCAACATTTGGTGGACGATTTCCATGGTTTGTTTGGTGCACATGAACTGAATTTCATCCAGAAACACTGTATGGTAATTATATGACTTTAAATTATAATGGTCAAGAACATTTTGCCAATCACGCATACTGAAGCATGGAAAACTCAGTCTATCATGTGTGGAAATTGAGTCTTTACTGTAACGATCATCAATTTGAGGTTTGAGGACTAACACCTTGTGATTTTGATGGTTAAGCCAAAGTATGTCTTGGAGGATTTTGCTCGTTTTGCCTGCATACATAGGGCCAACAATTGTTTTAAGATTTCCTATTTTTGTCATCTATCACCTGAATCAATTCCTCCGTCTCTTCATCGACCACCGTTTTTAGTTGAGCCGTGGCTTCTTCGATGCGTTCTAACTTGTCAAACATTTCGTCAATGACCTGCGTTAGTTTTTCTAGATTTGCATCTAATTTGACAATCTTACTATGTAATTCTTTTTCGTTAAGTTTTGTCATTATTTTACCTTGGCAAGAAATCTTGTTGCAGTTTAATGTTATCAAAGAATTCTTTCTTGGTCCCGTGATCTTCGTTGAAACGACCGAGTAACACAGTGGTTTGTGTGAGGCTCGAATGCGCCATAATGCCACGATTTTCACAGCATCCATGTTGTGCTTGAATATATACACCCAAGTCTTTGGCATTGGTTGCTTGACCAATCTCACGTGCGATGTCGTTTGCTAGTTCTTCCTGTAGCGTCCCGCGCCTCGCACACCACTGTGCTATACGTGTATATTTACTCAGTCCAATCACTTTGCCATTGGGGATGACACCTATATAGGCAACACCAGTAACAGGCTGATGATGGTGAGAGCATATACTTTTAAGCTCGCTGCGAACAACTAACATGCCGGTGTAAGCATTATCGCCTTCGTTCGGAAACGCTGTTGGATGAGGCCCTTCATCATACCGGCCGCTCATGATTTCTTGAACATACATTTTTGCCAAACGTCTTGCCGTGCCTTGAGAATTCGGATCGTTATCAATATCAATCACTAATCCTCGTAGAACTGATTCGAATCGTGGAACAAGATCTTCAATGAGTTGATCAGTATTTGTCAAATACTCACTGATATTATCACCAGCCCAGAATCTTTTATTATTCGCTTTCAAAATAGTTGCTATTTTTTCTGGGTATTCGCCTTCATAATACCAATCTTTGTATTTCTCTTCACCAGAATCAATCCAACGGCTGATCGTATTGGGGTCAACTTCAAGAATTGTAGCTGCTTCAACTCGGCTTGAAAATTTTCCTAATGGTGAGTTTACTGCTTTTTGGTTGTATTTGGTTGTATTTTCCAGTCTGGTATTTCTTTCTTCAAGATTCTCTTTTTGTAGAATAAATTCAAAATTTTCTATTGTATATGGTTTAGAGTGGTCTTTTCTTCCGGCTTGATATTTTCCGAGACCAATTCCAATATCTTCAAAATCTATAGAAGATTCATTGACCTTTTGAACATACTCAATTGCTGTAATAGATGAACCGGGTTCGCGAGAATACATACCCTTTAGTCGTTCAATTACTTTACGAAGTTGAGATTCTGTAATACCTAATTGATCAGCAGATTTCTTGTAATCTGTTTTACCACGATTCTGGCCTGACTCAATTAAACTTAATCCATCAAAAATATTTGAATATGGTGATAGATTAGCATCTTCGCATAATTTCTTCATAACAGTTTGCCCTTATTTGCTTGAACCTGTCAAATGCTTGACCATTACGTCAGCTGACAGGTAGTTATTGACTAGAATTTCACGTTGAAGTTCGAGAGGTTCTCGAAGTTTTTCTGGATATGCTAGCATTGTATTTAGACGTTCTACGAGTTGAGGGCGATAAGCCTGGTAATTTTCGTAACTTTCTGTCCAAATACTTGGATATTTGAACTCTGGCAGATACATCTCGGTGTAGCTGCATCTGTCAGGGACAAGCGGAATAGTGCCTAGTAGCACACCTTCCATAATACTTATGCCCAAATTCTCATGCAAAGAGCAGCTAAACATCACCTTGCTCTTTGCGATAGTGCTGTAATACTCACTCTTTGACAATTTAAGCTTTTGCGTAATAACCATGTCGTAGTCATGAGCAAGGTCTTCAGCAATCTCAGGTTGCTTGTCTTCGTTGTAACGGTGAGGCCAGATGACATCGTGTGGACGTTCCGCTGTATAACTGTAATCTATAAATCCACAAGCTCGAACGATCTCACCGTGCGGCTGGCCGCTCACCTTGGTGCGGTGACGTTCCTCTTGAGGAATTTCAAGATTGCGCTCAAACATGTCAGCGTGGAAGTGTGTGCCAAAATAGACATGATCACATGCATAGTAAAATGATCGCTCAGCCTCCCAAGGCCAAGGTTTTTGCATTTTCAATCCGAGAATGTCGCTTGGGTCATATGCGCCTGCATGTGCGATGCCGTGTATTGTCCAAGATTTTTCAAGTAGGTCCCGCATATAAGCAAGCTGAAGTATCGCAGGGTTCCAGAAGTCTGTGACGAGGATGTGAGCGTCATCTGCCACATTTCCTTTGCGGATCTCGTCAATGAAATGAACGAGCTGTGTGCTTTTCCAATAGTTAGTGTCACAGAAGTCGAGGAACCCGCCTGCCGTAGGGCTTTTTGAACGTTGTTTCCCGATCGCGTTAAAAACCTTTGCGTTATTATGTCCATCCAGCTTATCCTCTAGTAAGCGTGGTATTTCGTCATACCATTGTTTGGTATAACGTCCGTCAAGTGGTTCAAGTGGGAAGATCCAAATATCACTTGTCATATAGGCTTACTCCATATCCTTCTTCAACATCACGGCGCTCAATGTCTTCTTCCATGATGTTTTCACCATATTGGAGTTCAACAATACGCAGCGGTTCGCCTGTTTCGTTGCGTAACTGGTGCCAGCATCCTACAGGGATTTCAACAGTCTGGTGACGTCCTACATCAAAGGTGCGAGCAGGAAACCCCAAACCATCAAATGTCACTGTAGCAACGCCTGATGTTACCATCCATAGCTCGTTGCGCAGACGATGGCGCTGCATACTCAGTTGGCCACCAGGGTTAACAGTCAATTCCTTGACTCGTGTGCCTGGCCCATCCTGATGTAGGTTACGATAATATCCCCAAGGACGGTCTGTCTTGGGACTCTTCCATTCATTTAAGATCCAACTAGAGCTGTTGCTTTTGTCTTCGCCGCCAACACCAAACTCAAAGAATACTTGGTCCTGTCCTTCATAGCCGATCATCTCGGGAATATTGCCAGCATTGCGATCGCCGCCATTGGCAAAAATAATGGCGGCTTCTGGCCAACGCTGCAATGCAATACGGATAGCGTCGCTTGCGCTTCCGTCGCTGTCGTCAAAACCATAAGCGGCGTCGACCATTTCCATGTTCTGGACGATGTTGAGTCGCTCATCGAAGGGCATAAATGCGCAGCCCTTCTTGCGCTTGAGCCATGCGTCGCTGTTTACGCCAACGACAAGGCTGTCTCCGAGATCGCGAGCGGCTCGGAATAGTTTGATGTGTCCTGAGTGAAGCGGATCAAACCCTCCGCTTACGACTACAATACTTGGCATCAATTTCTCCTTAGCTAAAGTCAAACAGGTTGTTTACCACGGCATGTGTGTCCTGGTAGCCTTTCACGATTGAACGTGAGTCCAGGTAGCTTGCGACTGAATCGATATAATCAATTGGGTTTTCCGTTTGGAACACTTCCTGGATGATCTTGGTGGTAACCAATACATCAGTTGGTGCCCAAGGACTGATCTCCAATTTGCCTTTACGCGCTTGCACGGTTGTAAACTCACGTGGGTTGAAGTCTCCTGCAACCTCCAAGCTGAGGTCAACGTTCTGGTTGCATAACTGTAAGGTCTTGATGTTGACATAGACGTTATGGGCCATGACGTAGAGATAGCTGCTTACGTCCCAGCTGGTCTTGCCAACCTTGTCAATTTTGTTCTTGCTGCCCTGCTCAACCCAAAGATCTGGGTCGTTGAGCAACTCCTTATCGTGGAATACATCGTCAATATCAATGCCACGTGCTTGGAGGGCCTGCAAGTCCGGCACACCGTGATTGTGATAGCACAAATCGCCCGCCGTCATACGGTCAAAGATTGGGCTCTGTGCTGCTAGAGGCAAGTCACTTCCGTGAAAACGCTTGTCGTCTACTACAGGGACACCGCCCATAATCATCTTCTTGTTGTTGACTACCACGTCGCCATACATCTGGCCTTTTGTAGCCATGATGAATGCGCTTGCGGCGTCGTATGTAACTTCAAGGCTTGGGTTGACAGTCTGTTGCAGCATACGCTTGATCATGGTGTAGTAAACTGAAAACTCGTTGCGGCTTACGCCCAAGTAATGCAAGTGGTCATACTTGCCTTCGTCCAGGTATCCGCCATCGCGTAGCCAAATTAGCAGCTTGAGAATAACTACCAAGTTCTTACTGGTTGAACCACCAAAGCCCCAGCCCTCAAACGGATAATCCTTGACCTCTTCAAACCAGTGACGTGCTTCTGCCACTGTGCGGCCTTGCATAGAGTTTAGTAGCTTGGTGTTATATTTGCGATTCTTGACGAACCAGTCGTTGTTGAACTTGGAGTATTCCAAACACTGGTCAAAGCTCTTGATGCCGTTGCGTGAGCTATAAGGCTCACTGGCCGCAAGTGTTGGAACGTCGAGTGTCATACTGTAGTCTGCGGTATGTTCAAGGTAGTCAAGAATCTTGTGACGCACTGTGTCGTCTGTCTTGAACTTGCTCCAGTCCATTTTGAGCACACCGGTGATGATCTGGAAGCCACCACTGTCACCAAGAATAAATGTACTCTTGCGGTCACGCCCTTGGATCATCTTCTCTTCTTTGTCAGCTTTTGTTGTGTCTAGCTGAGCGTGACCAGCTGAGTAAAGACCCCAGTTGTAACGAAAGTAGTTACCCTCTGGGCGCAGGAAGTCAAGTCCTTGCAGGCCCAACTCAAACCCCGGTGGGGTGCGAGTCTCTGGGTGTTGCAGTGTGCCTACATAAAATCCACTGATACTCGGAAGGAAGACGGCGTAATCGCGGTTGCTTTCAGTTAGATCAATTAGCGGTTTGTTCATGTGTAATCCTAATTTATTTAATAATTATAGCAGCTTAGCGACGCCGAGTCAACTTCTTCAAATGCTCCAAAGTGTCGCGCCAGGTCTCAACCTGGTATACTTGTGAGTGATCCTCGCAGTCATAAATTGCTTTTGCCAGTGGCCAATCGTTTCCACCCGGTTCGGCTTTGTCACCAAAGAAGTGTATTTTTCTTGGATCATTCCGAAAGTCATCAAAGACTTGTTGCTTATCTCGCCCACGCTCGACGATGTCAAGTCCAGTCTCGCCTCCTATCGTTGCAACAATATTTAGGCGATCCTGGAACTGTTTATTGAACAGTTCAGCGAGTTTTTCACGTTCTTGGGTGGAATTGTCGTGAGCAATATATCTTGCTCTTTGCTCGAGGTCTGCATTGCGACCCACGATACTAAAGTTTACAGCACCTGGTCTGTGCTCTATATGATTGCCAGTTTTTTCTGGATATTCGTTGGTTATGAGTGTGCGCTCTAACCAAGTAGCAGCTTCACCTGGGAGTGTCCATGAAGATTTGCGGATCTCCATGCCACGCTCCCAGACGCTGTTGCCAGAGCAGTTATAGGATCTCTTGACGAGATCCTCAACGATGTACTGCCCCAGTTGCTCTATAGTTTTGTCGTAATCGCTACCACTGACCAAATACACTTCGTGATTCTGCGCAAACTGTGTAAAGAATTCGCGCATCTCTTCAGTGATTGGCTGTCGACTAGGAGTCAGGGTGCCATCTACGTCAAAAATATAGACATCGTTCATGCCGCAGCCCTAACCCAAGGAGCCTGGAAGATGCCAACGTGGATCTTGAGCTTCTTAGGGCTGCGGCTCGGGCTCATTCGAATATTTACATCAAATGTGAACGCACCTTTTCGAGCTGTTGTATCGATCGAGAAATCGTAAATCATCTTCTCTTTTTGGAGATCATTAAGATACGCAACAAATAGCTTGCGAACTGGAGTAGAACAATTTTGTTCAAGAATGCCATCCCACGGTTCGATGATTCTTAGCAGGTCATATTTGATATCGTTTAGGCTAATTGTGTTTGTCATTGGTGTTAATCCTTGATAAGATCATTTAGTTTGGTTGAGATAAACTCCAAGGTCGCGCCATTTTCACCATCTTCGCTTACGGTAATTTCCATGGCGCGGCCCGGATACACTGAATGAATCCGCTCGGCAAGTTCTTGAGCGATCATTTCGCAACTTTTGTAGTCGAGATCAAGTGTGCCCTCGTTGTATAGTTTTTCAAGCCAACGCTTGAATTGAATGAACTCTATATCTCTGTCATCGTGAAACACCTGAATTGATACATGAAAATGAAATATGTGACGGTGTGGATAGCCTAAAAAACTCACGTCGAACTCGTCACCTGTTTTCAACTTGGGGTCTGTCAGTGCGGCAGGGTAATTGTGAGTCGCTTCTTTCTGAAATGTAACCCAGATACGATTATGGATAGTATTTAGTGCATGTGTAATAGTCATATCAATCTTCGTCTACGATAATTGATTTTACGTCGGATTTCCTTTTCTTTCTCTTTGAATCTGGTTGCGACAATTCAAGCCCTTCAGCTTCTGCCCTCGCCTGCTCAATTTTAAGCATTTCCCAAAGTTTCCAATCGATTGCCTGTAGATAGTTGATGACGGTTTCTTGATATTCTTGCGTATCAACATCTTCAATAGCTGTGTCGTCATCATCAATTAATCTGATTTTTTTAACCATTGTTTTCTCCTTCGCGGTTTGCGACTCGCCTTCTTAATTCACTGCTCGAAAAGCGGTGATCTCTTTTGTTAAAATATAGCTGGATACCGCGCCGCTTACAGATATCTTTGCCAGTGAAATCCTTGTTCTTGTATTCGTCCCCAAGGATACGGACGTCGATTTGCAGCATACTGAGTATGTCTTGCAAGTCTGTTTCAGTCTGGTAAACTACAATCTCGTCTACATAACGTACAGCACTCAACTGAACATATCGTTCTACCAGTGTCTGCACGGGCGGATTTTTGGTGTCGCGGTCAATGCTGGGATCAACTTGCAATCCTACAATCAACTTCTCGCATACGCTACTGGCTTCACGCAACATTGCAACGTGCCCTGCGTGTAAAAGGTCGAAAGTAGAAGCTGTAAAGCCGACATTGTATTTTTTGGTCATTATCTGCTCATTGCTGGCATGGTGTAGGTGTAGATGCCAATGCCGCTGTCGACATCAATCTGTGCTGCACCTGCATCGCTGAAGCGAACAACAATTGTGCCGCCTAGCTTGATGATAGCAAGGAACTCAGCAAGTGGCCAACTCCATACCTGGCCCATCTCACCGTCAATGTTCTCTGCAAATACACGACGACCAACAATGCCGCCCTCGGCGCTGCCAACCTCAAACACAAGGTCGCCGCCCTCTGTCTTAACTGAGAACGCTGGCTCAACGCCTGAGTAGATGCCGGCCACTTCGCTTAGCTGGCTGATACGTTTGAGTGCAGGAGTTACTTGAACTGCCCACTGTGCACCGCGGAAGCTTGGAACCTTCATGGCCTGGTCGACAATTTCCTTGCTCATAAAGCGATAGGTGTCTTTGTTGCCTTCACCATCCTTGAAGATCAATGTAGTTGGGATTTCTTCGCCGTTGCGTTCGGCGCGAACGATTTCAATATCGGCGTCATCGCCCTGATAGTTTGATAGTCGTGTAAGGCTGCTGAGCATGCCTAGGCTGCCCATGCCAAATTCGCCGTCGAATTCTGTAACGTGGTCATGAAGCTTTGCGTTCATGATGACGGACTTCTTAGCGTCGATTGCAGCAAGCTCTGTGCCGTCGGGCCCGCCAGTGATCTTGATGTTTTCGATAATGCCAAGTCCACTTGTGTGCTTGACGATGTCAAGCAATACTGATTTGATATCAACCATAATTTATATCCTTTTGATAAGTCATTGTAACATAAGAGTTTTTTTGATGCAACCTAAAAATCGAACAAATCGTCCAAAGTTGTCTTGGATTCTGCGCGGGACAAGTCCCAGCCCAGGGTGCCAAGCAAGTTGTTAATTTTCTTAGTGATAATCTTCTCTTCCATCTCGTCGTGATCGAAGGGGAGTTCTTTATACCACTCAGGGATACGCTTCTCGTCCGTAGGGATCGCAATGCTGCTCATGTTGAGTGGATTCTGTTTGAGTGTGCAGACGATGGTCTTCATGCCGTCCACAATCTCCATGCTATAATTATCGTTGTGCATATTGCGCAACTGGTTGTAATTGATAGCTGCCATAACGTGTCCAACGCCACATTTGCCCGTTCGTTCCCATGCCTTTGTGTATTTGGTTAGGTTGTTCACACGCTTGGGTGTTCCTTTTTCCCAGGGCGACATGTCACGGAAACGTTGACGGAACTCTTTGATCTCTTCGATGATCTGTTCTTCCGTCGCACCCTCAAGTGTTTCCGTCAGGATCTTCTTGAGGAAGTCTTGCATGTATTCGGGCGTGTCTGAACGTTTGATCTCAAGTCCCATGACTTTGAGTTTGCCGCGCTTGCCGTCCACATCCATACGAGTGCCTTCGTCATCAACAACAAGGATACCGTAACGCTTTTTGCTGATGAATAGACCTTTCTCGCCGACAGTTTCACGTGCCGCAGCGATAATCCGTCCGTAACGCTCAGGACAGTTATGTGCTCGTTCCATGTAGGCTGGGAAAGTTTCGTTGACTTGCTCACCGATAGTATCGTAAAGCTGGATAATAGTATCTTTGTCCCACTTGAACTCACCACTAGCAATCTCGTCAGCATACACTGGGTAGGCTGAAAAGTAAACACTGTCAGTGTCACCATAAATGATTGCTGGTCCTGTGTGGTCGTATTTACCAGCAATCACTTCGTTGGTTTGTGCGGCCATGTGGCGAGCAATTGTACGGCCTGTCAGTGTAGTTGACTGGCCCATGCGCTGGTCAAAGAAACGACAGTGCGGGTTGAGTAAAGCACCGTAAAGTGAGTTGAGGTTAATCTTCTTCACCAGCTGACGCTTGTCCCAGAAAGCAAATTCTTTTTCTTTGCCTTTAACGCCTTTGAATTCCCGTGCTTTGGCTTGCAGCTCTTTACGTTCACTATACCAACGTTCTAGCAGGCTAGGAACAACGCCTTGTTGCTCGAATGTCATGATGGTCGCATTGCTGGTAATGCACCAGGGCTTGCCTTGGTTGAACACCAAGTCGTAGATTTCAGCGCCGCTACACTCATAACTTTTGCCGTCTTCGAAATCCAAGTAAAGTGTGATCTCACGGTCTTTCGCCATAACGAGTTCGTATTCCACACAAGCGAACTTGCCGTCCCAATATTTGGCGACAGGGTTTTCTTTGTATTTCTGACGAAACTTGTCGATCTCAGGCTCTGTGATTGAATGGCGCACTTGTGCGACAATCGTCTCGGTGCTCATGTTGCACGAACGCAAGATAGAAGGATACAGACTGTTCAAGTCCATACTGCCAACCCAGTCGTGCATACCCTTGACGGGGTTTGCAACGTAGGCGCCTGCGGCTTGTGTGTGCTCTTGCCCGCGACGTTTGTCAGGCACAACCATGCCACGTGCATGTGCTTCGTTCACGATGGCTTGCTCAGTCTGAGCAACAGCGCCCATGGTTGTTTGCAGTAGCACGGTGTTTGAGTGTGCTAGCAGGTTTGCTTGGTCGATGTATTGCAGCTTGTCGTCTAGCTTGCGCAGTAGGTCCGTGTCCTGGATGTTATACTCGATGAACTTCCGAAAGTCGTTGTTATAGAGTTGATCCAGGGTGCCTTCGTATTCGACCTTCTTTTCGCCGAGCTCATGTTCCGTGATAGCATCCAAGCTATAGCTGTGCATCACGTTGTAGGTGTATTTCATGTAGAGCTGCATATAGTCTAGGTGGACACGTCCAACTAGATCATATGTCTGTGCTTCCTTGCCGTAGTTTTCGTAGGTGCGCTTCTTGGGAAACTGCCCCCACAAGCAAAGCTTCTTGGTGTAGTCCTTGCCCAAGAGACGCGCAAGGCGGTTGACGATGTAGGGAATATCGAAACCTTCCGAATTCCATCCACTTAGGATGTCAGCGTCTTCCACTAGCATGAGGAAGGTTTCTAGTAGTTCTTCCTCTGTGTCCATAAGGAACACGTCGCTGTCAAAGCCGGAGCAAATCTCTTCCGCTTCAGCTTGGCTCATGCTCCGGGGCTTGATAACAAGACAGACAGTCTTGTCCAGCCAATTGAGGTGCACGCCAATCGCAGTAATAGCATTGAATGGATCTTCAGGCGGAGCAAAGCCTAGCTTCTTGTCAAAGTCGACCTCGATGTCGAAAAACGCGATGTTCAGCTTGGGGGCCTCTGCGTCCATGTAATGGTCTGCGAGGCAACGGAACACCACGTTCATGTCGCTCTCAAACAGACGCTTGCCAGCAAACGCCTTCTTTTCCTTGTTGAAGGCTTTGCTGCTAGTTGTCTGGAATTTGGAGACGGGGTCTCCGAAAATAGTCTTGAATTTGCCCTTGGGATCGGGATAATAGAACAGATAACGCGCAGGATATTGCGTGTGAACACGCTTGCCTTCCTCGTTACGTTCAACTACATAGATAGTATCACGGTCCCTGTCATGAAGTGCATCAATATAGATTTTGTATTCTCCTTGATAAAATATGTATGTAGATCATTTACAGGTATTATATGAAAACACCATGGCAAGAGAAACAAAAATCAAGACCAAATATAACGTTATCTGCAAATGGGGACTAGTTTTCCTTAACAGACATACCAAGCCTATTTTCAAGTTTGGCCAATACGAAGTCTTCTTTTTGTGCTGGTGTTAGTCGTATTAGGTTATGTAACAGACAATCTCTGTATTGTTGTTTGCCGAAATCGTAAACAAGGCAACGGCTATCAGATTGAGATGATTCAATCCTAACATAACGTGCGCTATTTAGCGTCAAGAGAACTGCAATATCCCCTGGGCCAAAAATATCGGTCATAGATTTCGTGTCATCATGAACATCACAGTTTCTTCGAGAGTATCCAAGCAGATGACTTCAGTGTGGTATTTATGCTGTGTAGGACTTGCAGACTGTGCTTTTAAAGGTTTTCGATCGATATCTTCAAAACAAATCATCTTGGGTGTGATCTTGGTGATGCGCCCAATAACAATCGCAGATCTGGTATGAGGAGCAGCTATGATGCTGCCCACTCTCAGTTCTTGCCCTAGGCGATCGTATGCTTTAATAGTCACGTCCGACGGCAACAAGAATGTCCTCCAAGTCACCAAGAGCTTCACGCTTTTTCTCGAGGTCGGCTTTGTATGCAGTGCGGATGGCTTTGTTCAGCACTGCTGGCTTGAGGTCCATCTCTTCTGCGATAGCTTTGACTGTATCGCTAAGTCCTTCTTTGAGGGTATCGATCTCGCTTTGGACCTGGACGCCCTCGGTAACGATTTCCTTCAGCTTTTTGATTTCTGTTTCAGAAAAAGTTCTGCTCATTATTATTCTCCATTGAAAAAGGCAGCCTATTCAGCTGCCTTCCAATCTAGCAAATAATGATAGCGATGTCAAATGGTTATTTGGCCATGACCTGAGCTTCGAGCCAGGAGACATAGTCGGTTTCACCGCTCTCCTTGAACCGGTCCAGCAGCTCAGTCTGCGCCGCATCGGCCAGGACAAAATAGTCTTCGAAGGGCCAAATCTCAGGCGAACCGAAATAGATAGCCTCCTGCTCTTTGTAATAACCGGCCTCACGAGCATTCAGCGTGGGCGAACCATTTTTGTCGTAATAGTTGCTGGATTCAAACCGACGGTTGAACTCATCAAACTCGCTGAAGTCGAACATGATCTTGTAGATGTGTTCATGCTTGTCAGGGCTGCGGGTATCCGTTGCGTCAATGCCGACAACCAGTGCCCGCATTCCGCCTTCAGCGTAGGACTCCATGTCCTCGATCTTGGGGGTGAACGTGACAACTTTTCCGATAAGATGTTGCATCTTCATATCTCCTTACACTGCAAACCGAGCACGGCGCTCAACAATACGTGCTTCACGAGCTTCAACCAGGCGCTGGTCAATCACCAGCTTCCAGCGTCCGCCAACCTTCTTGATCTTGCCGACAACATTGTTGTCCCAAAAGCCATCCGTCATGGTCGCCTGCCCGCTCCAGATCGCAACGTCAGCTTCGCCATACCGGGCCAGATCTGCGTTGTCCTTGGCGTGCATCACGTAGGTAAAGTTGGATTCACGGAGATCAAGCGCCGTGTTTTCGCTGCGCGTCAGGAACGCATCCCAACGGCCAGTGTTCTCGCAGAACATGCCAGGAGCCTTGCCCCAGAAGTTGCTGAACAGAATGTTTGCACCATCAACCGTCTTGTAACGCTTGCTGATGCCGCTGTAATAAATGCCCATGTCATCTTCCTTTCTGCGTTGCTTACATGATCAATATAGCAAGACGTCTTGGTGAAGTCAACCAGAAAAGAGAAATTTCTCCACATTTTTGACGATTTCTTCACGGAATGTTGATGTAAGATTGAAAGAATTCTTCTCATATCACGAGCGGAGCGATCTCCTTGAACATACGCTGCACTGCCCACACAGGCCATTCATGCTCAATGGCGATGTCAAATGGTTATTGGCGGTGATCAGACAACCGAACCACGTTGCCGCGGTTTTCAGCTTCCCAGCACATGGGCCCAACCGAACTCAGCGTCACGCAGATCCCTGCCTCGTCGTCGACCAGGATAATCTCCTCAGTGTCCTCGTCGCCCATCGCATATTTGACAGCGATGCGCACACCAGGACGTAGGTATTCTTCCAGTGTCTGGCGAAGCAACTTGAGTTCGTTTGCTGCGCACATATCACACATTTTCTTTCTCCAACTGGGCCCGTGCCAAATCGCGAAGGATATTGGCCAGTCTCTGGTCATCGCCAAAGCCGACGCTGGAGCCAGTCAATGTGCGATACATTTCGAGAGCAAGAGTTTCAACATCACGCATTATTTTGTCCTTCAAATAAAATGTTGACATAGGTCTGGAGAAATCCGTTGTATTCAACGAGCGGTTTGATCTCACCAAACATACGCTGCATCACCCAGAGCGGCCATTCTTTCTCAATAGCCAGTTCAGCAGCACGACGCTCTGCGGCGCGAGCAAGGCCCATTTCACCCGTTCCAGGTGTGGCGTTGTGGTAGCTGGCATCGTCGAGCAGCTTCTTAAACTCAGCGAAGCCCTCGAGCGGGCATTCAGTTTCAGCGGGCCAGGGTTTAACAGCTTTGACCATCTCAAACTTCCTTGATCATGTAGAACCGACGCGAACCAGCGCCTTCAACCTCATCAGTGTCGAGGTAGCGGAAACCAGCGTAACGGCCAGTTTCAAACAGTGCAGCTTCAAGCAAGCTTGCAACAGCTTCACGTCCGTCAGGCGTGCTGTCATCGCTTGCAAGATAGTGGTTCATCATGTCACGAAGACGGTCAACGGGGATAGTTTTACGAGCCATTACACAGCCTCCACTTTGGTAATGCGACCGTCGAACTCGAGGAACATCGTTTCAAACGGCGCGACGATTTCAGTGCGCTCTCCAGCAGGCCAAACGGTGTCCTTGAGGACAGCAACGCGGTAGCCTTGGATGCCGTAATCAGTGATTAAACCCTTCTCGACAACACGACCCACAACGTAACGCTCTTCGCGTCCAGGGAACGGTTCAAAGTCGTAGCACTTGACAGTGTCGCCAACTTCGGCGGTAGCTTCAAACTTTTGCATGTCAACTCTCCTTTGCTTACTCTTATACATTACAGTAAGACGTCTTGATAGTCAACCATATTCAAGCTTGATCAGCAAAAAAAGTTGGGGGTCTATTTGTGCATGTTCAGCCCACACGTCAATGTCTGAGTATTGGCGATGTCGCCACCACCACTCATATGGAACGCCAGTGTCACGATTCCGTATTACTGCCGGACCATCCTCACGATGTAGCTTGTCGTTGAAATACCATTTTTCGTCAGTCTCGGTAATCATCGCAGGACCGTCAGTGCGATGTATATAACCAAGGTTGTAATAGATCACTGTGTTGCCAAAATCTTTGATCCAGGCTGGCCCGCCTATACGATGACGCATGCCATAACTGTGCCATTGTGTCTCACGACCACCATCTATGATCACACTGGGATGATCATCTATACTGTGCAGAACGCCATCCCAGGTCCATTCTTCACGATGAATATTACCAGGCTGTATCTCTTCCCGGTATGTTAAATCTTCAAATCGAGGCGCTTCCAATAAAGGCATCCTTTATTTTAGATTAGATTGCTAGAAATGTCAAATGCGACGTAGATAGCCCATATGCACCCAGCTATCTTGATCAATACGACCCCATCTGCCGCTACGTTGTAAGACAGGAACCTGTGTCCCACGAACAAGTGCTTGCTCATTAGTGTCGAATCCGATACCTGGGCCGCTGCGGACGTTCAGTTTGCTAGCAACGACTTCAAACATTTCTTCGTCTAGGTTGCGGTCAGTCAAGTGGCGCTTGACTAACTTCATGGGAAAGGCCGGTCCTGGATCCGTTTTCCAGCCGCGAGTGTCTATTTCTTCGTGTGATACAATGTCTAATATCGGATACTTCTTGACCAAAGCTTCTGTAAGAGCGTCGACAGCATGAAGCTGTTGTTCTGTGTAGCGTGGCCAGTAGAAAGTGCCGCTGCCCACCCTTGGATGTGGTGATGCAATGAGCCCGGTCGGGAAATCTGCTTCATTTCTTGTGTTTCCATATGAATCTTGGAAAGTTGATCCGCCCACGTGACGGAGCCAACCGATATTTACGATCTCAATTCCAATACTATGATTGTTAAGACCGGTATAGCCCATATGACTACTCGGTCCAGCATGCCATGCTTTTACATTGAATGGAACGTGCTGAGTAATCTCGCCATCAAGGCCAACTGTAACATGAGCACTTACGCCGCTTCCTCGACGTGTTAGTATATTGATTGCAGACTGTGCTGTATAGCCTGCTGTGTAGTGCTGCACGATGAAGCGCGGAGTAATACGACCGCCCTTGTTTGGTGATGCAACATATGGTGTGCCTTCTAGGCGGTGGTTTTTTATGACTGCCATTGCTGGTTCTCCTTTAACGTAGTATTTATTTAACGATAGAAGAAGCCCAGCCTGTATACATCTAAATGTCCGTCAGCATCGTCATGGTTGAGTTGCAGCTTGTAGCCGCGTCGTACAAATTGCTCACAATCAGCATCGTTCATGTCACTCCAGATAGGAATGATATGCGTTGCACCGTCAGGAAAATCCACTCCTGGGCGTAGATGTATTTCAATGATTTGATCGTGGATGAACTCGATGTTGATACGTGGAACGTCATCTAGTTTGCTGATCCAACTGGGCAACTGCCAGTGGGGTGGCTCTATGCGTTTCCAGGCATTGAAGCGGTAGAGTTCACTGCTAGTGCGATAACCTTGTGCCGCAAACACTGGACGCAGAATACGAAAATCGTCCATCTGCTGCCACTCGTAGTCTATGCTGACATTTGGTCCGTGAAAATATTCACACCAAAACTCGCCAGGTTTGACTGTGTTAGAATCACCTCGTTCTAACTGAACACGGCGGGCACCCACGCCCATCCCGCTCAAGTTCATGATGGGGCGAACAATATAGTCGCCATCACTAGGCACACTGACACCAGCTGGGCCTGCGTTATAACCTAGTTTGAGGCTGAGCTCTAGTTTGTTGAAGAGCCAACGATGCTGAGGGTATTTGTTCCAGGCGTCCGAGTCATAAATGACGCTATACAATCTTCTCTCGCATCAGGTTGTGGATGGCGTCATCATAGGAACCGTATAGGTCCTTGATCATTTTCGCCTGTGTGCTGTCGTCTGCTTGTGCAAAGTCGGAACGAAACTCTGTTGCGCTTTTCATTAGTTTGCCGTTTACTTTGAACGGAAAGGTTGGTACCACTACGATATATCCGTGTTGGCTAAGTGGCTTGATATTACTCTCATTGCCTTTGAATGGTTGAAAGTAGCTGGGGCTTCCGTCTTTCTTTGGCTTGAATGTAAAGCGCGGATCTTCCTCCATGTCCTTTTTGCTGATGCCAAACAACAAAACTGTGTTGTTGGGATCTTGCTTGCTGACGATTTCATCAGCACGGTATGGATTTTTGACTTGTATAATACGGTTACTTGTGACGCCGGCGTGCATGTGCAAACGCTTCTTTTCAGCAAAGTTGAAAGGACTGCGAGGCGGATCTACTTTGTCGCTTGTTACGATGTATGCTTCACCAAACTTGTCGTTTAGCCACTTCCATGCTTGCATGTGGCCAATGTGAGGAGGTTGGAAACGCCCTGGCATCAAAGCCAATTTCTTGTAGCCAGCTGGTGATTCTGTAATGATGTCTTCGATTAGCATTACTTTTCAACTCCCACCAACTTGGCATGTAGGCGCGCCCGGAATTTTTGTAGTTGCATAACCAAACGACGATTTAGCTGATCTTTGTGGATGTCGATAAGATTTGGCAGAGCACGGTCTACCATATATTGCTTGCTTTCGCGGCTGAGAGGAACCTTAAAGATGTTGCCACCAGGTGTTGCTCGTGACATTTCATCCGCCAGCATTTGCTTGGCTTCAGGGCTGTCAGCGTTAACTGTATCCGCCTCAACAGCTACCAACTCGTGGAAGATAGCATTTGGGATACGAGTCTGGCGGACCTTTTCTTTTAGTTCAATCAGTCTCACGTTTTACTCCGCTAGCTTGATCTCATTTGGCTGCGCCTTTGCTGCGCCCATGCGATACTTGACACGATGGGTTAGCGGACGAATGTTGCAGCTACCATCGCCAAAGCAATGAATCACTTCGTGCTTGTCGCCCTTGTGCGGCCCGTTAAGTGCAATAACAATGTCACCCTTGCTAAACTGGTGACTGTCTTCCTTAAGATCGCTAGCTTTAACACCATGCTCTTTTGCTGCCTTGTCTGCATCAAATCCACGCTTCATCATGCTCTTTGCTCGCGTAACATTGCGATCATATGCCTTGCGGTCACGCTTCATTGCTGCACTCATGCTGTCTTCTGCAACTCCTTGTGAAGAATTTTTGCACTTAGGGCAAGTGCCGTGGTTCTTTTTCCATGCTGCCGCAGTAGATACTTCGTCACATTTCAAGCAAGCAATCTTACCACCTGCTTCTTCAAGGTCATTGTCGTATACCATCTTGCCGCCATCTAGTTCGTATCGCTTTTGACCGTGCTTGGTGTCGACTTTGCGAACTGTGCCTGACTTCATGCGCTTGGTTTTGATGTTGCGGTACTTAACGCGGTCGCCGACATTCTTGTCGTCCATCATTAGTTCTGATGGTAGATCCAATACTTCACCTGCACTCACAGCACCAAAATCAATGTGCTTATTGAGCAGCTTTGCAACTGTCTTCATTTTAGCAGTCTTGAA